ACTTATTAAGAACCCAAAATAGAACAGCTTGGCGAAAAGGATCGGCGGAGGAAATTTCTTCTTTACTTCGTATAAAGAGTTCCTTAGCGAGGTCGATAGTGTTGTGCTCTTGCTTGATTGCATAGCAGACATCAGACAACCTGTCACCATCTTCTTGTAACTGGATCCAGAAATTATAGAGATAAAAGTATTTGTCATTGATCCATACTGGCACGTCAGGGTGTAACTGTGAGAAGTACAGTGCCATAGAGGCACCTCCACAGAAGGGTTCCCGATACTCTTTGATATCAATGGGGAACCAGTTGTATAGTTGTGCTGCTGCTCGCGACTTACCGCCTGGGTATCGCAAAGGGGTCTTCAATAGTTTCATAATACATTGATGTTCGCCATAGGTACACCTTGTGGTCCAGCATTGACTGCACCATGAGGAAGAGAGTTGAACGACATGGTATAACGTGCGCTATCACCAGAGTGAGGGTTACTGTAATGCCTCAACCATCCAGGGAAGACAAGAAGTTTACCAGGTTCTGCCTTAAATCTTTCATAGGGTCCGTCGAACCAATCCCTAGTGATCTCCAAGGTATCAAGATTACGGATATCAACAGGGTCTTGAAAGACAGTATCACTTCCCTCGGTGAAGTAGTATACGCCAGAGAGATAAGAATAATTATGCCGATGAAGAGGATGACCAGCACCTGATCCAGGTGGTGCATGATTTGCCCACGACAACGAGATACGAAGTTCCTCAACTTGGAGAGCAAGGTCGCACCGAATGTAGTCCAGACAGTCATGGAAGAATCCGATCAGAGGGAGCATAGGTTCCTCCTTATGTATGTCTCCGCGACTGGTTCTGACACCAGCAGGGAAGTTATACATCTGCATGTTGAGAGTCTTGATGAATTCCAATGCCTGATCTGACATCCACATGTCATCATCACCCAGGTTGAACTGGTAAACAGTGGTAGGAAACAGATCGTGCTTGGTAATACTCATTTGAACTCACACCTCATCATGATTTCTGTCATGAATGCAACGAGGTTGATCTCTTGATCCATGACAAAGTTTGCCTTGTACTGGTACTCACCGATAACAAGCACTGCTTCGGGAATACTCTGTGGTTTTAAGTATGTATAGAGAGAATCATAGACACTCCTCATGATTGTATGAGGTTCGTTGTCCATGTTAGATACAACCCACTTCTTCACGTCAGTAAACTTACGTCCTTTCAGGTAACCCATGAGGTCATTCATGCCTACATCAGAAACCTGAGCAAGAATACCTGCATCAATCTTACCCTTTGAAGCATAGCGTTGCAGTTCATTCAGGGTGCGACGGAAGTCAGGGAAGTGCTTCATCACGATCTCTCGCAGCACAGCAAGTTCAAAGTCAATACCCTCTGTGGCGAGGATCTGATGCACTCTTTTGAAGAATGCAGCAGCAAGGAACTGCTTTTCCTTGCCCTTGACGTTGAACTCCACGACAGAGCAACGTGAGTGCAGAGGTTGGATGATGCGGTTCTTGTAGTTGCAGGTGAAGATGAACCTACAAGTGCCCTGAAACTCCTCCACAAACGCCCTCAGGAGCATCTGCACGTCCTGGGTGGTGTTGTCTGCCTCATCGATGATCAGCACCTTGTGCTTCGCCTCAGAGGTCAGGGAGACAGTGGACACAAATGCCTTAGCACGGTTCCGAACAGTGTCTAGGAAGCGACCTTCGTCGGATCCGTTGATGACATAGTAGTCAGCACCCAGTTCGTTACACAGTGCCTTGGCAATGGTGGTCTTACCGATGCCAGCAGGACCTGCCAGGAGCAGGTTAGGGACTTCACCTTGTTCGATGAACCCCTTAAACATCACAGCAGTCTCCTCAGGCAGGATACATTCGTCAACCGTCTGTGGACGGTACTTTTCAACCCAAAGGAAGTCGTTCATAATCAATTAAAGTTGTGCAAATTGTGCCACACGGCACCGATATTCATCTTACCATGGAAATACCCTGCCACGATGACACTGAGGGTGGCAATGATCACACCCAGAAACATCAGGACAGGGGTAAGTGGACCTCTTTTTGCTTTGCGGCGCTCTTCCACGGGGTCGAAACCCCTGCCTTCGACTACTTTACTCCAAGGAGCGTAGAGTGGTCCATCGTAGTCTTTCTTCATCAGTATTCGGAGTCGGGTTCCAGTGCGATCATCAGTTCAAGGTTCTGGATAGAAGTCCTTTCGAGAGGGATCCCATACATTTTAGCAACCTTTTGCTCGAAGAGGTCAATCTTGTAACCTTTGACAGCACGACAGGGAGAACCAGCACACTGAATGACTCCAAGGTTCTCAACTTTCATGCAGAAACAGAAGTCTTTCTCTGCTTCACCGAGTTTGATTTCCAAACTGTTAGCAGTCTTGTTACGCTTGTCAGTCACGATGGCAGACAAGATACCATTCTCACCTTGGAAGCACAGATCAGGCAGTTGATACAGACTAGCAGTAGCAAAAATCTGAGTCAGTTGATCGTTGAAGAGCATGGTGCTGACAGCAGGTTCACCAAGACTGTTGATCTTCTCAGGAGGAGTAGTAATCATACGCTCTTCTGCGTAGTAATACTTCATCTTGCTCCGAGCATGACTCACATTGACATACTGATCATGGAAGTCAACATCACAGTTTGCGTTAGTGTTCTTGGAGAGCACTTTGATGGTCTTCATCAGGTTGCCGAGGTCATAGATCGGCGCTTTACGCTCAAACTCAATGTCATCAAAGACGACAGAACCGAGAATGTTTCGGTTGTTAGAAATAGTAGAGACCTTCTGACCAGGTTTGAACATAATCGAAGGATTAATGTTCACAAAAAGTCCCAAGATCTCCATCTGGGTTTCAGAAAATTGCATACAGGTCATCGGTTAGGGTATTCTTCGGTAGTGGTTGCTTGATCGTTGAAGTGCATCAGGAGCACAGCATAGTGTAACACTTTGAGAATGTCACGTCTAGCAGTCCCCTTCTTATCGTATCGAGATGCATACTTCAAGATGTTGCTACGACAGAATGCCTCACCGTCACCACAAGCATTGATCAGATCCAGGGTCTGGATACTATCAGGTCCAGCAGAATAATGCTGGTTGTAGGTGGCAATAATATACTGACGAAGTTCTTCCAGGGTTGCGTCTTCATTGTACTTTAAGTTCATAATCAACAGAATCTTTCAAGGGTTGCAGTGTGCAGATCAAATCGTTGTGGGTTCTTGTTCAGTTGAATGATAGAGTCCCTAACGAATGGATTTTGCACGTTAGATTCGTCCCACCAGTGCATGACTTTACGTACGCCAGAGGTAACAGGTGCCACTCTATGAATGATACCTGTCGGATACATAACGGCATGACCCGCAGGAAGTTTAATACTAACACCAAAGTCGCCAAAACGCAACTCTAACTCTCCACCCTCGTAATCTGTTGGTTCGTTGAGGAAAAGTGTGGTAGAAACATCAAGTCTCAAACCATCGATGTTAGTAACTTCATCTTGGTGCCAATCATAATCTTGACCAGCACTGTACTTCTTGTAAGTGTAACCAGTTCTGCCGTTACTAAGTGACAGTTCTGGTTGGAGAGACTCCCCGACTCGTTCGTCTAACCAGTCAGGGTCAACTCCCTTGTGTTCCTCAACATTTTTGAATGGTGTGGTCACAAGGACAGGATCAACTTGACCCAGCAGGCGGTTTACACCTGCCTGGTCAAGGATTTGTGTGCGATATAGCATCAGGATTCGAGAAGAGGAGATTCAGAGAGTTCAACCTTAGCATCAATCTTGCTGTACAGTTCAAGGAAGGATGTCTTGGTCTCTTCATCGAAGCGGTTGAGGCAGAGTTTGATCGCTTTCAGACGGTTGTTGAAGATAGCGAAGGCACGGATGACGTGGACCAGACGACGGGTAGAGATAACCTCGTCGCAACCACCCTCAGCAAAGGTCTTACGGATGATGTCTGCCCAGTTTACCAGGTTGTCAATGAACTCTTTGTCACAGCAGTTGAGTTCCTTGCAGTAGTTGTTGAGCATCTTGACCTCAACAGTAGGAGTAGGATACTCCTGCTCAAAGGTCAGAGGGAAACGTTCTAGAAACGCTTCGTTGAGCACGTTAGTTCCAATGAATCGTCCGTCGTCGCTACCTTTACCCT